AATCACATGATATATGTAACACTATAAGAAATTTATGGCGTTTTTATAAATGTGATTCGCGAAAAATTTATATTAATTTAGATCCTAAAATAAAAATTCATAAAATCCGAGAAAAATGCTTGTCTTTAGAAGAATATAAAGGTAAGCAAACATATAAATATCATAATAAAATTATTACAAGCAATGAATTTGTATTACTTTTAGAATGTGATAAGCAAAGGTAAACAGAAAATAATTCAAAATATTGACCTATTTATTTTAAAATATAAAGCAAAAGCAAAAGAACATTATTATAGTCACAATGATGATATTAAATGTTTTAAACGTATTTATGCTATATCAATTGTATTTCCCGTTAATAAAAAATATAAAAGAAATATTGCGCAAGTTGAATGGCAATTAAAAGAATTGTGGTATCTATATTTTTATTATAAACACAGAATCGAAGGTAAAAATTTAACGTATAGACAAATAGTAATTAAATATGCATAATTTTGTATTATGGCTAACAAAACTTTACATAATAAAAAAAGATTATTAATCGCTTTAGAAAAGCATTTAGGGGTGGTTTCATCTGCTTGTAATGAGGTAGGGTTATCACGTACAACTTATTATGATTATTATAATAAAGATTCTAAATTTAAAAGTGCAGTTGATGAATTACAAAATGTTGCATTAGATTTTGTAGAATCAAAATTATTTAATCAAATACATAATGATAATCCAACAGCTACAATATTTTACCTAAAGACAAAAGGAAAAAAACGTGGATACATAGAACAAAATATTATTGAGCATAAAGGAGGAATTGAAAGTAAATTAATTCAATGGAAGCCGTCTCAAAAGAAGTAATAGAATGCAATAAACAATTTTATCAAACAATAAATTCAAATAAAAGAATTATTGTACATCAAGGAGGTAGTAGGTCTGGAAAAACCTACGCTATATGTCAATATATTATTTATTTGTTAACAACAAGAAAAGAAAAATTAATTATTACAGTAGCAAGAAAAACATTACCTGCATTAAAGGGTTCAGTTTATAGAGACTTTATGGAAATAGCAGAAAAAGTTGGGGTTATATATTTTGCACAAATTAATAAAGCTGAAATGACTTTTAAATATAAAAATCATTTAGTTGAATTTATATCATTAGATAATGAAATGAAAGTTCGAGGAAGAAAGCGTACACACTGTTTTTTAAATGAAGCTAATGAATTTTTTTTAGAAGACTTTAATCAATTGTCATTAAGAACCACAGAAAAAATGATTTTAGATTTTAATCCAAGTGATGTTATACATTGGATTTATTCTGACATTTGTACTAGAGATGATTGCGATACTTTTATTACAACATTTGAGGATAATGCTTTTTTAGATCCTGAAATAAAAAAAGAAATATTAAGAATGAAAGAAAAAGATGCGGATCGTTGGAGGGTTTACGGTTTAGGAGAAAGAGCAACATTTAAAGAAGGGCAAATATTTGATAATTGGAAATGGATTGATTATAAAAACTTTTTAAATAAAGAGCATTGCGAGGTTGTATATGGATTGGATTGGGGATTTTCAAATGACGAAACTGCTATTGTAGAAGTAAGGCGTAAAAATGATAAATTATTTGTACATGAATTATTATTTAAAAAAGGTTTAACGAATCAAGATATTTATTATGAAATAAAACAGCTAGGCTTACATGAGGAAGTATTTATTTGTGATAGTGCAGAACCAAAATCAATTGAATCATTAAAAAGATTTGGAATATATTGTAAAGCTTCACAAAAAGGGGTTGGCTCTGTTTTAAATGGAATACAAACAATTAAAGAATATGAAGTGTTTGCTTCAAAGCAAAGTAAAAACTTACTTAAAGAATATCAATATTATATATGGGAATCGAATAGAGACGGACAAACAATAAATAAAATAAAACAAAATGGTATGGATCATTTAATGGATGCTTTCAGATATGCTGTAACTACAGGGCTATCAAGAACCAGAGACTTTGTCATTGTTTAAATAAATTTAGTATTTTTGAAAATAAATTCTATATATGGCAAGTTTTCTCCAAAGATTAAGAAAAGGGTTAAAAGCATTTAATTCACAAAGTACGAATGAAGCGTATAATAAATTTATATATAACTTTCTCGGAAACAACACAATTTCTAATAATGAATATAATGAAGATTATATAGAAAAAGGATATGCATATAATCCTACTATATTTTCTTTAATTCAATTAATATCAAAATCAGCTGTAACAGTTCCTTATTCTGTTTATAGAAAAGTTGATGAAGGAGCTATGAAAGAATACAAAGCATTAACATCAAATAATCTAAATGAAGAATCTGTATTAAAAGCAAAGCTTTTAAGAAAACATACATTAGAGGAAGTTGAACATACAGCATTAGGAAAATTATTAGAAAGACCAAACCCAGCTCAATCATGGGCGGTGTTCTTAGAAGAAATGGTAGGGTTTGGCAAATTAACGGGCAATAGATATGTTTATGGTATATCGCCAGATAATGGAGAAAATAAAAATATATATTATCAATTATATAATTTGCCCGCACATTTAATTGAAATAAAATCCGATGGTATATTTAAACCAGTTAATAAATATACAATGATGTATAATGACAATAAATATGATTTAACGGCCGAAGAAGTTTTACATATTGCAGATTTTAATCCTGATTATTCAAGTAATGGTTCTCATTTATATGGACAATCTCCAATTCAAGCTGGTATGAGAGTACTCACTACAAGTAATGAAGCGGTTGAAACTAATCTTAAATTTTTACATAATCAATCTGCAAGAGGAATGCTTACCCCCGATGATGATCAATTAACACCAACTCAAGCGCAACAAATGAAAGATGCATTTAGACGAAACTTCCAAGGAAGTAAATCTGCAAATGATGTAATGATAACTGGCAAAAAGTTTAGCTGGACAAATTTTGGTTTATCATCTTCAGATTTACAATTATTAGAATCATATAATGCTACAATAAAAGACTTATGTAATTTATATGGTGTGCCAGTACAGTTATTAAATAATACTGAATCAACAACAATGGATAATTATAGAACGGCTAGAAAAGTATTATTTACAAATGCCGTAATTCCTGAATTAAATAAAATCAGAGATGAATTTAATAGGTGGCTTGTTCCAATGTTTGGCGAAGATTTATATTTTGATTTTGATTATAGTGCAGTTCCTGAATTAATGCCAGAACAAGAAAAGCTGGTTGATACATTATCAAAATCTTTTTGGCTAACTGCGAATGAAAAAAGAATGGCTCAAGGTTATGGGGTTGATGAAGATAATCCTGTTATGAATGAATATTTAGTGCCGTCTAATTTTATTCCAATTAGTGATTTAGATATGGGTATATCTAACGATTCTGTTTTTCCTGAAACTGAAGAAACTGAAGAAATAATAGAAGAAGAAGTTATTGAAGAAGTAATTGAAGAAGAAGAGCAAAAACAAGAAATGACTGCTAAGTTACGAAAAGCATTAGAAAAAAAAGTTGAAGATCATAATGAAAAAGTAGGAGATGCTAAAACAAAAAGAACAAACGTAAGAACCCTATATGCTGTATATAAAAGAGGTATTGGCGCATTTAGATCAAATCCACAATCTGTTAGGCCATCTGTAAGTTCACCAGAACAATGGGCAATGGCGCGGGTAAATTCATTTTTATATGTATTAAGAAACGGTAAATTTAGAAGCGGAAGACATGATCAAGATTTATTACCAGAAGGGCACCCAATGTCAACAAAAAAAAGTTTTAATTTTAAAAAATTAGTGCCCGGAATGACTGATGTTTTTACAACAAGAGAAGAGGCTGAAGCAAGAGCTGAAGAATTAGGCGGTTCAGGTTCACATAGTCATGAATGGGATGGCGAAGAAGTATGGATGCCCTTTGAGTCGCATGAAGAATATAATGAAGCTGTTGCTAAATATCATGAAGATGATGAAGAAAGAAAACAAGAATATTACGATGACTATCCAAAATCAGCAAGTAAAAATGCAGAAAGAGCAAAAAAAATAAACGCAGAATTTAATAATCCGTGTGCTACTTTAGTTGGTAAAGGTCGGGCAACAGATTTAATTGCTAGAAAGCCGCTTTCATTAGCGATAGTTAAAAAGACATTTTCGTATTTATCTCGTGCACATGAATATGTAACGGGTAAATATTTAGATGAAAAAGGAAAACCAATTTGTGGTGATGTATCTTATGCGTTATGGGGAGGTAATATAAAAACTTCTAAACCTGAAGATGATGCAATGTGGAAATGGTGTAAACGTATAATAGATAAAAGTGAAGAATAATGCCATTACCAAAACCTCGGGCTCAAGAATCGGATAATCAATTTATTAGTCGGTGTATGATAGATGATGCAATGTCATCTGAATATCCAAATAGAAATCAAAGATATGCTGTTTGCAATAATTTACTTACTCAAAAAAAAATTGAAACTAAGTCAAATGAAAATAAAATTGCAAAGCAGTTTGCTAAACAAATTAAAATTGCTCAGAAAAAAAACTATCCTTTAGTTTATCAATACTATATGAAAAATTATAATCAAGCTATGAATTATTATAGAATTGATGATTCAGAAACAAATCAAAATTTTAATACTTTATTTAAAGAAAATGAAATGACTGAAATGTATAAACAAATGTATAGACAAACTGGTCTTCGATTTTTTTTATGGTACAGAAAAAACTTTAAATTATTTGTAGAAAAATTAAATGAAATAGAATTACAAAGATTAATTGATAAAGTAGAAAGAGGACAAAAATTAACACAAAGAGAAATGCAAAATTTGGAATCTACAGTATTAAATGGTATGGACCAATACGCTACACAAAGAACTAATTATTTAGCATTAGCTTCACAAGTTACATCAATTAGCGGAGTTGCAAGAAATACATTAAAAAAAGTTATTAAGGATTTAGTTGCTGATGAAAAGTTTATGGCTTTAGGCCTAGAGCAAAGAGTGAAAGAAATAACTAAAAGATTAACGTTCAAAGCAAGATGGATGGCAAGAAGAGTAGTACAAACTGAAACAACAGCAGCCGCTAATAATGGAATTTCATTATCAGCGCAAGATGTTTATGGAAAAGATAATTTGTTAAAAAAATGGATTGCAGGAGGATTAAATATAAGGGACACTCATTCAACAGCTATGAGTGTATATTCAAGAAGACCAATAGCTGAAGACAAACCATATTTAGTAGGCTCGTCCTATTTAATGTTTCCCGGCGATACTTCTATGGGGGCGATGGCTAAAGAAATAGTAAATTGTAAATGTATATCACTGCCTATAGTAAAAGCAGATTAAAACATATTATTTAAAATTATACTATTTTTGAAAATAAAATTTAGATTATGAGTAATGTAATATATAAACAAGGTCAAATCAGTGATATTGACGAAAAGCTAGGAATTGTAAAAGGTTATGGTTCTGTTTTTGGTAATGTTGATTCAGATAAAGATATAATAGAAAAAGGAGCTTACAGAAGAACAATTAAGAATAATGGTTCAAGGGTAAAGTATTTATATCAACATGACATAACAAAGCCAATAGGTAAAATGAAAGAACTTTATGAAGATGAAAAGGGGTTAGTATTTGTATCTGAGGTTCCTAAAACAACATTTGGAAATGAGGTTTTAGAACTTATGAAATATGGCGTGATTGATGAAAACAGTGTTGGAATTATGCCTGTAAAAAAAGATTATGAAGAAGACGGGGTAAGAATAATTAAAGAAGCAAAGTTATATGAAATTTCAGCTGTAACTATAGCCGCTAATGATGCAGCAAAAATATTAGAAGTAAAAGGTGATTATGATAATATAGATTACCTAACTAAGAGATTTGATAATTTAATTAAAGTAATTAGAAAAGGAAACGTTTCTGATGATTTGGGTTATCTTATCGAATATGAATTAGAAGTTATAAAATCTTTGATTGCCCGTGATAATACACACCAATCAGATGAGGAACTAACCCGTGATAATACACACTTAGAAACCAAAGAAGATAATACAACTTCAGATTCAATAATTAATTATATGTTTAACAATTTAAATTCAAAATAATGGATGAGAATATAAAAAAGCAGTTAGACGATA